GTTACCAGCCACCACTAGATGAAGTAGTGCTTGGTGTACAGCAACACGATCATCAGATGCAGAGATAGAATCTAGAATGATTCGTTCTACCTTTGCAAAAGATAGATCAAGTTCTGATTTCATCTCTGGAGGAAACTCCTCACCGAGTTGACTTTCGTCTAGTTGCAGTTTGAAGAATGAAGTTTGTACAGGCAGTAATGCAAGCATCAATTTACTTGCAAGAGTGACAGCACCTTTAGCACCTACTGATTGGTAGGGAGTTTTAAGTTGCTTCATGCCTGATATGTGTTCTTCATGCCCGCGGACTAAGTATGGAAGGGTAAGCTCTGATGCTTGACGAGCTTCTTCTAGGAACTGGGAACGGTCGCTTGCTAAATAGTCATACCTTGTTCTTGCTGACATTTATTTAAATGTTAAGGGACTTGATTCTCAATCCTGTTCGTGCAAAGGAACCTTTCATCCCTTGCCGATTTAGTTTTGCTGTATTTGAACTGTCATTTCCTGCACCTTTAACACCCAATACACTTTCTCTTGTGTTTGGATTCATAGTTGCTTGCAATGTGTTCGTCATTTTCTGCATGCTGTCTTGATATGCCTGTTGTTGCTGTGTCATCTGATTTGTGATGTTTTTCATCTGTTTGTCAAACTGACCGCGCATATCATCATAAAATTTTTTTTGATTCGCTTGCTGATTTAAGAAATTTCTGGCGTTCACTCCGAAGGTAACACCCTCTCGACTAGCAGTGCTATCAATATCTGCTGCAGACATACCAGCAGCCAAAGCTCTACTCACAGCATTCATGCCTGAGTTAGCCATTGTGTCTTCATTGCCACCGTATTTGGATATAAATAAATCAGGTGACCGTGCTG